TTTGGTGCACCTACATTTGTAAAGTCCATTCCAGGAGAAAGGTTAGCTATTCTATATGTAAAGCCAATAGTGATTGTGCCTGTGTCAATAGAATCTATAGTATTCCCACCACTCTGTGTTAATAATGCTGTATACACTTTATATTTAGATGTAGGAATATTTTTAATTTCATTATTCAAATGAACTTTTAATTCATTGTCAAAAACGTGTAATGTTCCATTTTCAATTTTTATATTAGATTCTGATTCTAATAAATCGGCTTGTACTCTATAAGCAGTGTTTATTATAACTCCCATATTTTAAATATATTTATTGATTTCATTTTTTAAGATAATGTCTTTTATTTTTTCTATTAATTCATTTTCTAAACTCATTTCTAATTTATCAGCAAAATAACCCTCTATTGAAAATCCTTTTACTTTTCCAGTCTTTACAAAATCATTCCAAATAGTATCGTTATTTACTTTCATTGTTACCATCCAAGTTCCTACTGGTGCATTTAAACCGTACTTTTTAGATTTATCCATTTCAGTATCTTCGACGATCCAACTCTCAACTACCGACAAATCTTTAAGTTTCTTTTCGTGTTCTAACGTGGCGTTGTTTTGATTGCTATTCATTAAAAATAATTCACTTGCTTTTCTAACTGTATCATCAGAAAAGAAAATATAATATTCATCATTTCCGTTTCGACGATAAATATTTTTATTAGGGATTAAAGCCGCACCCATTAAAATACGCTTTTCATCATCTACTTTTGCGAGTTCTAAATGTTGATTTAAAGCAATAAAATTAGATTCTATTGCAGGAAATTCTACAATCGAAACTGCATCAACTCCAGATAAATCTTCGTTTTCTTCTATAATTAGTTCTACTATTCTCATATTACTATAATTAATTTAATTTAGATTTGTTATAATTATCCCAAAGTGGCGCTTGAAATTATATTCCTATTTAAACTTTGAGCAGTTGTTACATCGTTAGAAACTACATAAGCCTTAATAGGTTGTTGTTCTTTTTGTCCTATTGTTTGCGCCAATTGATTTGTTGCACTTGCACCAACTACGTTAAATGATGGGGGAGCTGAAGCAACACCACCACCGCCACCACCAATACCTGAACTACTTGGAGCAGTACCACCGCCTAAAGCACTCAATCCTTTTGCCGTCGCAGCAATAACAGAACCTATACTAACAGCCATTTTTGCATATAAAACAGCAGAAGTGCTTAATCCAAATATACCTTTTGTAGCCACTTCTTTTGCAGAACCTACATTTGTGTTATTTATAATTTCAGCAATAGACAATGCTCCATTTGCAATCAAAGCAGCCTTTTGTAATTTTTTATTTTTTTCTCCCAAACCAGCTAAAATACTGACTAATCCTTGAGCAGATTGTATAGCAATTGAATTTATGTTTTTTCTTGCATCTTCAGCGGATTTTTTATCAGCAGTTATTTTATCTTCTTTTGCTTTTGCATCAGCTATTTCTTTATCACTATCTGTTTTTCGAGCAACGCCCATTCTTGCTTTATGCTCGACGTCTAACTTTTCAATTAAAGTTTGTCTTTCGAGTTCGGTTTGTGCTAATTTTTCAATATCTGAAACTTGTCTTTGATAATCTAATTCCTCTTTTTTAACAGCGGTATCTGCTAAACGATTTAATTTTTCATCATCATAACGTTTGTTTAAATCTGCAATTTTTTGATTATGCGCTTCCTCTTGTGCTATTTCTTGATTGTGTAAATCAATTAAAAATTTTTCTCTATCTGCTTTTGATAATTTTTCATCATTTAAAACAATATTTCTTTTTTCGTCAATAGATATTTTTGTATTTTTTAATTGCTCATCTACTAATAATTTTTCATTTTCAAAAGATTGCTTAGCTTTATCTTGTCTATCTTTTAAGGCTGTTTTTTCTGCTTCTTGTTGTGATTTTAATGCTTCATTTTTAGCATCTGCCGCTTCTTTTGCCTCTGATGTTTCTTGCCTTAAAAGCATTTTTCTTTGCTTATTAAGTTTTATTCCAGTCATTGCGTTTTCAGTTTCCGCTTCGTTCAATGCAATAGTAGCTTCACGAATTTCGCCTTTCATTTTTTTTGCGGCTTCACCTTTCATTTGTGCAGCCGCTTCTTTTGCTAAGCTTAAATCTTTTGCAGCAATTCTAACTTTTTCTGCACTTGAAGCTTTTTCAGCCTTTGTAACTTCTTCTAATGCTTTTTTCTTTTCATTAATACTTGCAGTTTCGTCTGTTAAAATTTCACGTGATTGTACTAATAATTTATTTGTTTCAGATTGCACAACCGCTTGAAGCTTTCTTGCTTTTTCATTTGCTTGTTTTTGTTTTTCAATGTTTTTAATTATTTTAAAAGTAGTTCCATCTGAAGCGTCGCCAAGTTGTTCAAAACTTGTAGCAGCTTCTTTATTTGCTTTTTTAATATCCTCTGCCGCTCCTTTAAAATCCAAAGTAATGAATTTATATGCCGCTGTACTAACATTTATTAAGGCTCTTGCTAATCCAAAAATAGCATCTTTTACCTGTTCTCCAACTGCACTAATAGCAGCAAAAACAGTTTTTATTTCTTTTCCACCTGCAACTGAACTTTGAAACGCCTCGTAAAGAAATTTAGCAGTAACTACAATTCCAGCCAATATAGCACCGACTGGATTTGCTGCCATTTCCCACATTTTTAAAATCAATCCATTTGCGCTTTTTATAGCCGCTCCAAAAGCTGGGTTTAATTTCCCTACTGCATCGCCTACTGTATTTATTACACCCTCGGCTTTTGACATTTTAGAAACATTTTCCGTCGTTTCTTCAGCCTGTGTGCTAACATCTTTTAAGCCTTTTTTAAGTTTAGAAGCCCCCGAAGTTGCTCCGTCAAAATTTGATTTTATTTGTACTTCTATAACTTTTACTTCAGCCATTTCAATTCTCTTTTTAATTGTTTAAATCCTTTTTTAAATGTTGTCGGTCTTTGATATTTTCCTTTAGCTATTTCAATTAATTCACTTTGTCCGTAGAACTCGTCTAATGCTAATAAATCTAAAATGTGTTTTATCATAATACTCTAAAATCTGTTAATAGTTCAAATTGCACCTCTCCTGTTGTTAAATCAATAACCATATTGTTAATCAAATATCTTTTATCCCTTATTATAAGCCTATCGTTTAGTTTTAGCGTAGTTAATAAGGATGTAGGTAATATTCCACTAACTTTAATTAATCGTGCCTTAGAATCAAATATATTCGTTAAGTAATTTTGATAATAAGTTTGATATAAGCTATTGCCTATCAATTCATTTGTTAATGTAGATTGTTGTTCGTTAAAATTTAAACTAAATGTATCTGTACCATTAGAATATTCTTGACCAAATGATTTATATGATGTGTATGCAGTACCGCTTCCACTTGTTGCAGTAGAAAAATAATAAGTTGTACTTGCCAAAGTTGTTAATCCCGTTGGATTATAATCGTATAAAATTATAGGCTTAGGAGTATATTTTTGTAAATCACTTTTTAAAGCATAACCGACTTGTAATTTGTCTTTTAAATTGCTAAAATTCAAATCTTCAAAAGGTAATTTAATGTTGTATTCATCGCCATCATTTCCAGTATCGTAAAGTAAAGAACCATATTCTACATTATTTGCACTTTTAAATCCAACATTTACTATCGAATCACTTTTTTCATATTCAAAGTTGATTTTCTTATAAGTTTTAACCCTGTTTAAATTAAAATTGTCAGTTTTAATGTACTTAGTAATATCTCTAATTGTTCCATTTTCGTAATAGCTTTCAATCGGCTCTAATGTGTAATTAATTCCGTCGGTTGAATAACAAGTTAGATTAAACATTTTTAAAACACCGCTAAAAAAATCCTCTATTTTTATTTCTGGCATATATGATTTAATAGGTAGTTTTATATTTGTAACACTTTGATTTGATGTTTTTGTTACCTGTGTAATGTAATCTATAAATCCACCAAAACCATCGCTTACTTTCAATGTTAATTCTAATAATGCATCAAAAGTAATAGGAACTAAAGATGAAATTCTCATAGTGAATAAATCGCCTGAATACATATCTGCTCCTGTGTTAAATAATTGTAATGCACCAGTTGAAACACTATTTTGAGCCACTACTTCAACACCGTTTTTATAAGTATGCACAGTATATGGTATTCCACTTGATGTTAATGTTATGCTTATAGTTGATGTTAATAAATCATAAGGAGTTGACATGTCATATTGAAAAGTTTCATTTGTTAAATCAACTATAAATCCAGCGTTTAAACTTACAGCATCCCAAGTTATTAATGTTTGAGGTGATTTAACATTAAATAAATCTGAATTTTTTAAATATAAATAAGCGTTTACAAATTTAGCATCAGTTAAAAAAGAACCGTTAAAATTTATATTCCATTTACTGTCTCTTTCGATCATATCTAAAACAGATTGTAATCTTAAAGCAGGGAATAATTCATTAAATCTAATAGGAGTTGAAGCATTATTAATATTACTAACTCCACTTCCGTATGTCCAATAATTTAATGAACTAATCAAAGGGAACATCACATCGTCACTTGCAGAAGTTGTTGTTACTTTATCTTTTACAATTGTTGCAGTATAATCAAAATCATAATAAGTGCTATTTAAATCCTTGAGCATTAACCCAGCAAATTTATCTTTTAAACTTCCTAACGCTCCAATAAATGTAATACTATAATCTTGTGACCTACCATCTTTGACATTACAACTTTCTAACTGTATTTTACCACTTCTAAATGGTATTGTGTCTAATTCAATATAAGCATCAGCCTTAATCAATGTAGTAAATCCACTATCTAAACTATTCTCATACCAATGTTTAAATATTTTATTATTTTGCTTTGAAGCTGGAATAGTAAATGTTTGGCTAAAATCAGTAAATGTCTTGGATATATCATTAACATTTTGAATAGAACTATTTATCGATATTTTTTCATCATTAAATAATTCTACTCTATTGTATTCTAAACTAACTGTATCTTTAATATATAAACCTACTACTATCATATAACATCATTTATAAGGTTATAAGCGTATTCAAATTCCATTTCGTAGTTTATCAATCTATCTTTTAAACTTGTCTTTAAATCGCTTCCCTGTGTTTTTACAATCACTGGTTTACTATCCAATAAAACAGTTTCAGACAATAACAAATCAGTTATTAATTCTGAATAGTTTTCATCTACAAAACCCGTATTTAATTTTATAGTTTGCGTACCGTTAATATTAAACGTTTTTGATTGTCCTAATGATGTGTTGTAATTTACGGAAGATGGCATTAATTTATAGTCAGTACCTTTTACTGCTATTGTGTTTATTTGTTGTTTAAAGAAAGTTAAAAATTCCCATCCACCGTATCTATTTATAAACGTACAAACTACTGGGGTGTATTTACATTCCTCTATTTTTTCTGTGTTAAAAGTATATAATGTGCTAAAAAGAGAAAAATCATCATTTTCTAAAACAATTTCAACTTTTACACTATTAGAGTAAATTAAAGGAATTTTATAATTAAATAATTCAGCAGAACCAATAGGTTGAATTTCATAGCCGAAAAAATAACTATTACTAGAATCATAATACCTTGCTACATATCTATAAGCTCCTCTATTTAGTAATAAGTTTACATAAGGAACATTTGTATTATAAAATTGTAGCTTTTGTACTGTATTTTTTAAAGAATAATATTCTGTATCTATTGCAGTTTGCCTGCCGTCTCCATAAAGAGTAAACCCATCAACACAAACGTATTCAGTCGTGTCTAATAACGTATAAGTACTACCAACTAATTTATATCTTTTTACTTTACAATAAACCCAATTAGTGTTATCGTCAACCGTTGGAAGTGTAACAGTTACTGGCTTAACATTTAATATATATTCCCTTATGTAATTTGATATATTATAAATATTATCTATTTGTGTTGCGCTTGGTATTGATTTAGAAAGTGTATAAGTAGGAGTGGCTGGCTCCGTTGTGCCTTTATTCCAAATAAACAATTCTATTTTACTTCCATCTTGTCCAGTTTCAGCAACTGTAACAATAAAAGGACTTCTTACTTTAATTATATTCATTTTATATCTTTTAAATTATAATCTACCATAGTTTCAACATCTTGACCAAAGGCTTTTAATAAATCTACATCAATATATTTTTTATATCCCGCTTCAAATGGTTTAGTAAAAAATAAACTTGGTTTAATTCCTTTATGAAATATTGACCTTGTAATTAAATAAGCAGTTGAATCGTAACTCATAAACTGCCCGGACTTTCTATCTCTAAATTGAAATCCTTTTTGCCTTACCCATTTTTTAATTCCTTGAGTTAATCCGCCTTTTTTACCCGTACCTGAACCAAATTGAAAAGGACTGTTTGGAGCTTTTAAACTTGAAGTTTTACCTTTTACACCTTTATCAACAAACATTCCG